TTAATCTGAGCCGTACTGCATCAGTTCTACCGGGGCGCCGTTGACCTCGATGAAGGCGACGGTGAGGCCCGGACTGGGGCTGTTGGGGGCGATCAGCAGCTTGTGTCCTGCCAGAGCTTTCTCCAGATCATCGACCTCGAAGGCGATGTGGGGCACCCGTTTGACCAGCTCAGGATAAGGCGCGTCCTGCCAGTAGCGCTGCCACTGGATGCCGAAGGCGTTGTCCTGATGGTCGCTGACCGTCATCTTCAAGTGCGGCAGATCGATTTCATTGTCGAAGCGACCGCTGGTCGGTATGCCGATATGGTTGTATTTCATTCTTCGTCCTCAATGGCGGTCATAAAAAATCCCCGCTGCTTGGACAGCGGCGAGGGGGAAGAAATCCTGCCTATCGCTGAACAGGCTCAGCGATACGTGCTTGATTTCCAGATAGTCTTCGATACCGTACTTGGAGCCTTTGCGGCCCTGGCCGGATTGCTGAGAGAATCGAAGATTCGCACGCGAACCAGAAACCCCAGCTCCATGAGCTGGGGTTTTTTGCGTTTGGACGCGGTATGATGGGAGTCCATTCTTAATCAGAGGTCTCGCGATGCGATTCAAAGCCGGAGTTTATGCAGTGCTGTTCAGCGGCATGTTTGTCACGGCAACTTGGGCGCATGCCGATGCGTCGCCCGCGCAGCTGGTCGCGGCAGATGTCGCCGTGCAGCAGCGCGAGACGGGCGGCGTAGTGGCAGCCATCGATCTTGCCCAACGCGTGGTCATGCTCAAGGGCGACCAGGGTTGGGTGCTGGAGTTTCCGGTTTCGCCTGAGGTGCGCAATCTGGAGCAGCTGAAGGTGGGGGACCGGGTTAGGATCCGTTACCGCAGCGCATTGGCGCTGGCCTTGAAGAAGGGCGGCGACAACATACGCAAGGACATTGAAGGCAGTGTGCAGACGCAAGCGCCGGAAGGCGGCAAGCCTGGTGTGACTGAGAGCCGCAGGCGCACGGTGGTCAGCAATGTCGTGGCCCTGGATCGGGCCAATGGCGTCGTGACGCTGGAAGGCCCGCATGGCGGACGGATGGATGTGGATGTGCGCAATCCGCAACTGCTGGATGAGATCGCGGTGAAAGACCAAGTGGTGGCGGTGATTACCGAGTCGGCCGCGGTATCGATTGAACCGGCGCGCTGATCGCTTGCCACTTTCATCTAGAACGCCCGATGGGAAACCATCGGGCGTTTTGCATGGTCGCGGCCGGCGCGGCCAGTCTTATTGCGCTTTGCGGGCATTCTTCAGGATCTTGTACACCCATTGCACGGAAATGCCGTGCTTCAGCGCCAGCTCGGCGTGGTTGCCGCCATTGAATTCCTGCAGGATCTGGCGGTCGCGCTCGGCAGACTTGCTGCTTTTGCCCAGCGGGAAGTAGATGTTCTGACCGCCCCAGTGCTGCGCCATGCGGCGGGTGATTTCCTGGGCGATCTTTTCCGCCTGGCGGCTCTCGGTGTTGGCCAGCTGCCGCAAGGCCAAGGCGATGTGGTCGGTCAGGTCGGTCAGCAGTTCCGGTCCCTTGCTGCGAAATTGTGCTTGCATGTGCGCTCCCGCGGGCGATGTCATCCAATGCGGCCATTTTTCCATTTCCGTTCCCGTCACGCCTTTTGACCGGTGTCAGCGCCGTGTCAGTGCCGCACTTCCTAAAGCCGGCTACAAGATATCACCCCCTCCCATCCGGCATTCTCTGCCTCGTTCGGCAAGCAGCCTTGCTGGCCGGCGATCCGGGCGCGTTTGCGCGCATCCCTTTCCCTGTCCTGGAGTTCCGTTGTGGCAAGCACTTCCCAAATTGTCGACGCGCTGTTGGCGCGTTTGCGTGCCGGCGTGCCGCAGTTGACCGTCGAGTACTTCGCCGGCGCCGAGGATGACTATCCGCTGACGCACCCGCAAGGCGCAGCCCTGCTGTGCCTGCGCGGCAGCCAGTTCGGTCCGCTGCGCGACGGCTACGGCCAACTGCGCACCCTGCAGTTGACAATCACGGTTCTGCTCGGCCAGAGCCGCGCCGGAGAGGCGGATGGCGATGTGCTGGACGCTGTCCGGCAAAGCTGCCTGGGCTTCGCGCCGCCGGATTGCCAGCCGGCGTGGCTGCTGTCCGAAACCTTCCTGGGTTACCGCGATGGGGTGGCGCGCTACGCCATCGCGTTGGCCACCGACACCCTGCAGGTGACGGCGGCGTCCCCGGAATCCCTGCCTGTGCTAACCGCAGTCTCACTCGAGGAGCAACCATGAAGTATCTCTATTCCGGCCCGATCAGCGGCGTCACCCTGGCCGACGGCCAGGAAATCATGCTGTTTCCCGGCAAGGAAGTGGAAATGCCGGAAGACCACAACTACACCCGCACGCTGGTGGCGCTGGGTTATCTGAACCCGCAACCGGTTTCCGTTGCCAGCGTCGCAACGTCTTTCCATACCGCTGAACAAGGAGCGTAAGCATGGCGGCAAACTATCTGCATGGCGTAGAAACCATCGAAGTGGAGCGCGGCCCGCGCCCGGTGCGCACCGTCAAGTCGGCCGTGATCGGCCTGATCGGCACCGCGCCGCAAGCCCCGGCGGGCGGCATCAACGCCCCGGTGTTGAGCCTGTCCGAAAAAGACGCGGCGGCCTTTGGCCCGCAACTGCCGGGCTTCACCATCCCGCAGGCGCTGAGCGCCATCTATGACCACGGCGCCGGTTCGGTGATCGTGATCAACGTGCTGGACCCGTCCGTGCACAAGACCAGCATCGCCGCCGAGGCGGTGACGCTGGACCCGATCAGCGGCGTGGCCGCGCTGCAAAAGCAGGCGGTGGCCAATGTGGTGGTGAAGAGCGCGGACGGCAGCATCACCTATGTGGCCGGCACCGACTACCAGCTGGACGCGACCTACGGCAAGCTGACCCGCGTGAAGACCGGCGCGATGGCTGTTGGCGCCAGCCTGAAGGTGAGCTACGACTACGCTGACCCGACCAAGGTGACTGCAGCCGACATCATCGGCGGCGTCAACGCTGCCGGCAAGCGCATCGGCATCAAGGCGCTGCAGGACACCTACAACCTGTTCGGCTTCTTCGCCAAGATCCTGATCGCGCCGGGCTTCTGCACCCAGAACACCGTGGCGGCGGAACTGGCGGCGGCGGCCGATCGCCTGGACGCCATCGCCTATGTCGATGCGCCTATCGGCACAGCCTTCGCCGACGCGCTGGCCGGCCGCGGCCCGAACGGCACCATCAACTTCAACACCTCCAGCGACCGCGTGCGCCTGTGCTACCCGTACGTGATGGTGGCTGACGGCAACGGCGGCTTGCGTCTGGATGCGCTGTCGGCCCGCGCCGCCGGCCTGCGCGCCAAGGTGGACAACGACAAGGGCTTCTGGTGGTCCAGCTCCAACCAGGAGCTGGCCGGCGTGGTCGGCGTCGAGCGTCCGTTGTCGGCGATGATCGACGATCCGAACTGCGAAGTGAACCAGCTGAACGCGCAAGGCATCACCACCGTGTTCAACAGCGTGGGCACCGGCTTCCGCCTGTGGGGCAACCGCACCGCCGCCTGGCCCACCGTGTCCAGCATGCGCAACTTCGAGAACGTGCGCCGCACCGGCGACGTGATCAACGAGTCCATCCGCTACTTCAGCCAGCAGTACATCGATATGCCGCTGGACCAGGCCACCATCGATTCCTTGGTGGAGTCGGTGAACGGCTACGGCCGCAAGCTGATCGGCGATGGCGCCCTGCTGGGCTTCAAGGCCTGGTTCGATCCGGCGCGCAATCCGGCCACCGAGCTGTCTTCCGGCCACTTGCTGATCAGCTACAAGTACACCGTGGCCCCGCCGCTGGAACGCCTGACCTTTGAAACCGAGATCACCTCGGAATACCTGCTCAGCCTGAAAGGAGGCAACTAATCATGGCCGGCAAGATTGAAATCAACCGCATCACCAATGCCAACATCTACATCAACGGCAACTCGCTGCTCGGCCGCGCCGAGGAGATCAAGCTGCCGGACGTAGCCGCCATCATGCAGGAGCACAAGGCGCTGGGCATGGTCGGCAAGATCGAGCTGCCGGCCGGCTTCGACAAGCTGGAAGGCGAGATCAAGTGGAACTCGCTGTACAAGGACGTGGCCAAGACCGTCGCCAATCCGTTCCAGGCCGTGCAGTTGCAGGCGCGTTCCAATATCGAGACCTACGGCTCGCAGGGCCGGCTGCAGCAGGTCAGCCTGGTGACCTACCTGACGGTGATGTTCAAGAAGAACCCGATGGGCACCTTCAAGCAGCATGAAAACGCCGATTTCAGCTCCGCCTTCACCGCCACCTACATCAAGCAGGTGATCGGCGGCGAGGACATCCTGGAGCTGGACTACATGGCCAACATCTTCCGTGTGGCCGGCAATGACATGCTGGAGCTGTACCGTCAGAACATCGGCGGCTAAGGCTGGCTGACGCCTCCCGCGGGTTTGCCCTGCGGGAGGTTTTAAAGCCGCTTCCTAAATCGCTTTCGCATACCCCGCATTCCGGAAGCCGGACAATGACGGCATTCCCAACCCGCTTCAAGGAACCATCATGCAAATCAAGCTGCAATACCCGTTCACCAATGCCGCCGGCCAACGCATCGAAGTGCTGGACATCCGCCGCCTGAAGCGCGCCGACCTGAAGGCTGCCAGCCAGCACAGCCAGGACGATGCCGACCAAGAAGACTTCCTGTTCGCCCGCATGACCGGCCTGACGCTGGAAGACATCGACCAACTGGACATCGCCGACAGCCGCGCCCTGGCGGACAGCTTTCGCGACATGGTGGGCGGAACCGAGCACGCTCAGAGCGTTTGACGAGGCGCTGCTGACGGTGCTGGGCCTGCCTCCGTCGGAAATCGACGCCTTGGCCATGGACGATTACTGGTTCTGGTGCGAAGTGGCCGAACGCGAAGTCCAGCGCCGCAGCGAGCGTCAGCAGCAACTGTTGGACGCTATCTGATTCCCCCATCTTTCTGGTCGGCCGCCGTCCGCAAGCCGGGCCGGGGCCGGCCGCCCCTTTCTTTCCCCATCACAGGCACACACCATGGTAAGCGAGTTTTTCATCGGTCTTAAGGTGGGCGCGACGCTGTCCGGGGTCTTCGACAACGCCTTCCGCTCCGCCCGCTCTGCGCTGGACGAACTGCGCAAGTGCAGCCTGCGCCTCAACGATGCGCAGAAGGATCTGGCCGGCAATGTCGAACGGACCCGCCAGGCCTACGCCGGACTGGATCTGGCCAGGCTGGAGAGCCAGCACCGCCAGCTGGAGTCCACCTTGGGGCGGCTGACCCGCCAGCACGAGGCGTGGCAGGCCAGCTTGCGGCGCGGACAAACGCTGCAGTCCGTCCTGAGTCTGCAGCAGACCCGCCGGATCGAGCTTTTGGCCTCGGTCCGGCTTAGCGCCGTCATCCGCCTGGTGGAAGAGAAGGTGGAACGGCAGCGGCGCGACCAGGACAAGACCCAGCGCGACATGCCGTCGGCCGACTGGCAGCGGCCGGTACAGCGCGGCGGCAAGGGCGGCGAGCGCAAAGGCGGCGACAGCGATGCCGCCGGCGACGCGCCTCGTTCCGCCTCCTCCCCTTCCTCCCCCGCCTCCTCATCACTCGACAAAAACCGCTTGCCCACCCGGCAGGCGTCGATCCGCGCTTCCGAGTCCGCCAAGCCCGGCGAGGCCGTGGCCGAGCTGAAGCGGCAGAAAAGCGAAGCAGGCGGTTGGCTGGACAAGGCCATAGACGCGACCGAGAAGCTGAAGCAAGTCAGCGAGATCAGCGAAAAGCTGACCGGCGGCGCGGCCAAGGCCCTGCGCACCGACATGGGCCGCAAAGTCTATGAAGCGGCGCGGGCCAAACTGAACCCGGTACTGGGCAATAGACTGCCCGACACCGAGCGCGTCTTGTCCCTGCTGGACAAGGCCGAGGACTACAGCGGCAAGGCGGCGGACTACCTGGGCCGCACCGGCGAGGCGCTGAAGGCGTATCGCGACACTCAGGGCTGCACGGCCAAGCGGCTATTGGCCGCCGGCGTGGCCTTCCTGAAAGACGACGAGGCGGATGCGGCTGCCGGAGACAAAAAGGCTGACGCCAAGGCGGAAGGCAAAGCCTCCGGCAAGCGCGACAGCGCCCAAACCAAGAAAAAATCGTCCGCCAAGCCCGGCGGCAAGAGCCGTCCCGGCGAGGCCGTGGCCGAGCTGAAGCGGCAGGAAAGCGAATCCGACGGCTGGCTGGACAAGGCCATAGACGCGACCGAGCAGCTGAAGAAAGTCAGCGAGATCAGTGAAAAGCTGACCGGCGGCGCGGCCAAGGCCCTGCGCACCGACATGGGCCGCAAAGTCTACGAAGCGGCGCGGGCCAAGCTCAACCCAGTGCTAGGCAAGCGCTTGCCCGACACCGAGCGCGTCTTGACCCTGCTGGACAAAGCCGAGGACTACAGCGGCAAGGCGGCGAACTATCTGGGCCGCACCGGCGAGGCGCTGAAGGCGTATCGCGACACCCAGGGCAGCACGGCCAAGCGGCTATTGGCCGCCGGCGTGGCCTTCCTGAAGGACGATGAAGCGGACGCCGCAACCGGGGACAAGAAGGCGGACAAGCAGAAGCGCAGCCCAGCGGCGGGCAAAGCCAAGCGCGGCGCGGCGGTAGCCGAGGCTAAGCGGAAGGCCGCCTTAGCATCTGTCCAGGCCAAGCCGGGCAAGGCGCTTGGCGCAAGCAAGAAACAGACGAATCCATCGGCGCGGCGCGACACACCCAGCAAAGCGGCGGCTCCTTCCAAGAAAAAGACGTCTCCATCGGCCCGCCGACAACAGGCTGGCCACGCCACCGCGCAGGTTGGGAAACCGGCGAGCCGGACCAAGCCGGGCACGGCGTTTGCGCCGGCCAGGGAGAAGTCGGCCGCGACCGCCTCGCTGTTGGACAAGGCCATTCACGCCACCGGCACCCTGACACGCGGCAGCGAGCTGAGCGAGAAACTGACTGGCGGCGCGGCCAAGGTCTTGCGCACCGAGACTGGCCGCAAGCGGTATGAACAGGCGCGCGCCAAACTCAATCCTTTGCTGGGCAACCGTCTGCCGGATACCGATCACGCCCTGGCCTGGCTGGACAAGGCGGAAGACTACAGTTCGACGTCAGCGGAATACCTGGGCCGCACCGGCTCGGCCCTGAAGCGCTTCCGCCAGACCAAGGGCAGCCTGCCCAAGCGGCTGTTGGCGGCTGGCGTCAGCTTCCTGAAGAACGACCTGGAAGATGAGGACGCCGGCAAACCCGGCAAGCCGTCCGGCCGCAAGACGAGCGGCGGTAAAACGCCGGCCGCGTCGAAACCGGCTGAGCGCGGCGGCAAGGCCGTGGCCAAATCCACAGCCAAAACCGCGGCGAAGCCGCTTGTCCAACGCGGCGCGGCGCTGAAGGAGGCGCGCGTCACCGGGGGCCTGGGCAAAAGCAAAACGCTGTTGTCCGAAGGCAAGTTGCTCAAGTCCGGCGACGGCGCGCTCAAGACCATGGGCGGCGCGCGCGGGCTGGCCAAAGGCGCGCTGAAACGGATGGGGGCGCTGGGCGATATCGCCAGCCTGGGCGCGGACCTGGCGGAAATCCGCCAGTCCCGGCTGAGCCCGCAGGCCAAGTCGGCGGCCTATGGCAAGGCGCTGGGGGGCGCGGCGGGTTCGGTGGCCGGCGGCGCGGCGGGCGCGGCGATAGGCAGCGTGCTGGGCCCGGTCGGCGCGTTCATCGGCCAGCAGGCCGGCAGCTGGCTGGGGCAGAAGGGTGGCGAGTGGCTGGGCGAAAAGGCCGGCGCGCTGTTCGCCAAGCATGCGCTGTCGACCAAGCCGGTGGCCGTGCCCAAGCCTGTCGCGCGGCCCCAGTCCATCGTCCCGGCCAAGCCCGCCTCGCTCAAGCCGGCGGCTGCCCTCAAACCGGTTGCGAGGAAACCGGCCGCGCCGGCCAAGCCCATGCCCGTCCGCGACCGCGCCCGCGCGCAGGACAGGCAGGCCCAGCAGTTGCAGCGCATTCAACAGGCGGTGGCCAACACATCGAAACCGGCCAAGCCGGCGCCGGCGGCTGCCATCTTCCATATCACCTTCTCGCCGCAGATCACCATCAGCGGCGGCGCGCAGGGCGTCAAGCAACAGGTGCAGCAGGCGATGCAGCTGTCGTTCGCCGAGTTCGAGCGGCTGATGCGCCGCTACGAGTCCGACCGCCAGCGCCGCAGCTATGCCGCGCGCGGCTGAGGAGCCTAGCCATGAACAAAGGAGCAAACGATGTACGCAGTACTGGGTGACATCGAGTTCGACCTGATCAGCTATTTCGACGGCCTGGAGCAACGCGCCGGCAGCGACTACGCCGAACACGGCCGCATCGGCGGCAAGCCGGTGCTGCAGTTCGTCGGCGACCGGCTGGACGAGATCCGCATCGATCTGGTGCTGCACGCCGCCTATTGCCAGCCGGATGCCGAGCTGCAGCGGCTGCATGCGGCGCGGCAGCAGCATCAGGCGCTGGCGCTGGTGCTGGGCAACGGCGACCACAAGGGCCTGTTCGTGATCACCGACCTGAGCAGCAGCGGCCGGCAAAGCGACAGCAAGGGCAATCTGTTGGCGGTGGAGGCGCAGCTGTCCTTGCGCGAATTCGGCGGCCAGCTGGCCCCGGCGCCGCGGCCCGGCCTGCTGGGCACGGTCAGCGGCTTGCCGCAGGCCAAGTTGTCGCAGACGCTGGCCGGCGCCGGCTTCAAGCCCAATCTGCAGGGGCTGGCGCAGGCGGTGTCGCAGGTCAAGACCGTGGTCGGCCAGGTGCGGACCGTGGTGAACGACGTGCGCGAACTGAAAGACCTGGCGCGGCGCGACCCCTTGTCCGCGCTGGGACGGGTGCCCGACGTGCTGACCGACGTGCAAACGGCACTGCCCGGCTTGTCGCAGGGCGTGGGCCGACTGAAAACCTTCATCCAGCCGTTTTCCCATCTGGCTGACACCATCAAGCCGCTGGTTCCGCAATTTCAAAAGATGGGCCAGCAAATCACCGCCATGGCGCGCTCGCTGGAGGGCTGCACCTTGGACAACGTCGCCGACAAGCTGGGACAGGCGGCCGACACCATACGCGACATCGACAACAACTGGCCGGACCGCGATCTGGCGCTGGCGAAGCTGGCCGCGCGGGCGGCGGTGCGCAGCATTCTGGAGTGAATCATGTTTCTCAAGCATACCTGCAAGGAAGGCGATCGCTGGGACCACATCGCCTGGCAGTACTACGGCGACGTGGGGCAGATGGTGATGCTGATCGCCGCCAACCCGCAGGCGCCGATCAGCGAGACGCTGCCGGCCGGCCTGCAGCTGGCCATCCCGCTGCTGGAGGCGCAGGACAGCGCCGCCGTCGACCAGTTGCCGCCCTGGAGGCGGCCATGATGGACAGCCGCATACAGGACGTGGCGACGCCGGTGTTCGAGCTGGCTTACAACGGGCAGTCCATCACCGCCGACATCGCCCGCTACGCGCTGAACATCAGCTACACCGACCACCTGAGCGGCGAATCGGACGAGCTGGAAGTGGAGCTGGAAGACAGCGACGGCCGCTGGCTGAACGGCTGGTACCCGGACAAGGGCGCCACGCTGGATTTCAAGCTGGGCTACCGCGGCGCGGCGCTGGCGGCGCTGGGCAGTTTCGATATCGACGAGGTGGAGTACAGCGCGCCGCCGTCCGTGGTCCGCATCCGCGCGCTGGCCACCGGGGTGCAGCATCCGCTGCGCACCCGCCAGGGCCAGGCCTACGACAAGTTGACGCTGCAAGACCTGGCGCAGCGCATCGCCCGCCGCAACGGCATGACGCTGCAGGGCAAGATCGACGGCGTGGACATCGACCGGCTCACCCAATACCACGAAACCGATCTGGCTTTCCTGCAGCGGGTGGCCAGCCACTACGGCTACATCTGCAAGGTGATCGACAACAACCGCAAGCTGGTGTTCTGGAAGCGCGGCGACCTGATCGATTCCGCCAGCGTGAAGCGCTTCACCCCGGCCGACCTGATCAGCTGGCGCGCGCGCGATCAGTTGTCGCAAGTGCCCAGCGCGGTGGAGGTGAGCTACCACGACCCGAACAAGCGCGCGCTGCAGACGGCGCGGGCCGCGGCGGACGCGCGCGCGCCCGGAGGCAAGGCCAGCAGCGCCGATGTGGTGAAGCTGACGCGCAAGTCCGGCGGCAAGCTGCAGGCCGAGCTGCAGGCCAAGGCGGAGATGGAGAAGCGCCAGCTGGCGCGCACCTCCATGTTCATCACCGTGGACGGCGCGCCGCAGCTGGCCGCCGGCCGCAATGTGGACCTGGCTGGCTTCGGCAAGCTGTCCGGCCGCTATTTGATCGAGCAGGCCCGTCACCGGCTGTCGCGGCAGGAGGGCTATTTGTGTGAACTGGAACTGAAGCGGGCGGCGCCCGCTGACAAGGGGGCGGCATGAACGACGTATCGTTGCCCGACGCGCTGGCGACATTGAAGTTCGGCAGCGTCGCGGAGCAAGACCCGGACACCCATCGGGTGCGGGTGCGGCTGCCGGAGCTGGGCCAGCTGCTGACGGCCTGGCTGCCGGTGTTGAGCCGCAAGAGCCTGAAAGACAAGGACTACTGGCTGCCGGACATCGGCGAGCAGGTGGCGGTGCTGCTGGACGCGCGCGGCGAGGACGGCGTGGTGCTGGGGGCCATCTATTCCGAGCAGGACGCGGTGCCGGTGAAAAGCGCCGACAAATGGCAGCGCCGCTTCAGCGACGGCGCGGTGCTGGAGTACGACCGCAAGGACAGCCAGCTGACGGTCAGCGGCGCGGTGAAGCATGTGCTGGTGCAAACCCAGGCCGACATCACGCTGAAGACCCAGAACACGCTGACCGGCGACGCTGGCGACGCCGTGCTGATCAAGGGCGGCAACACCATCACGCTGCAGGCCGGCGGCAAGGTCAGCATCAACGCGCCGGCCACCGAGATCAGCGGCACGCTGACCGTGAAGGGTGCGATCACCGGCCAGGGCGGCATGGCGGTGTCCGGCGGCGGCGGGGCCACGGTAAGCGGCAGCGTCAACGTCAGCGGCGATGTGATCGCCAGCGGCAAGAGCCTGGTGGGTCACAACCACATGGGCGCGCACGGCCCGACCAGCCCGCCGCTGTAAGCCGGGGCGGCATTGATTCCTTTCTTTCTCAATGGAAACCCTATGAGCAACGACTTTTTCACTCTCCTCACCGCCGTCGGCAAGAACAAGCTGGCGGCGGCCTCCACCGGCGGCGCGCCGCTCAAGCTCACTCATATGGCGGTGGGCGACGGCGACAACGGCGGCTACTACACCCCCAGCGAAGCGCAGGCCGCGCTGAAGCATGAAGTGTGGCGCGCGCCGCTGAACAATCTGTCCACCGATCCGCAGAATCCCAACTGGATCATCGCCGAGCTGGTGATCCCGGACGAGGTGGGCGGCTTCACCATTCGCGAAGTCGGCGTGTTCGACGCCGACGGCGCGCTGATCGCCGTCGGCAAATTCCCGGAAAGCTACAAGCCGGTGCTGGCCGACGGCGCCAATAAGCAGCTGTACGTGCGGCTGATCATGGAGGTGTCCAACGCCGCGGCGGTAACGCTGCAGGTGGACCCCAGCGTGGTCCTCGCCACCCGCGCCACGGTGGACCAGCGCATCGCCGAGGAACTGGCCAAGCTGGACGGCAAGCCCTCGGTGCGCGCCGCCACCACGGCCGCCATCGCGCTGGCCGGGTTGCAAACGGTGGACGGCGTGGCGATGCAGGCCGGCGACCGGGTCTTGGTCAAGAACCAGGCCAATGGCGCCGACAACGGCATCTATGTGGCCGGCGCCGGCAATTGGACGCGCGCGGCGGACGCCAACGCCAGCATGGAAGTGACGCCGGGCCTGTTCGTGGCGGTGGAGCAGGGGGCGGTTAACGGCGGGGCGATTTGGCAGCTGTTGGACGCCGGCGCGCCGGTGGCGCTGGGCACCACCGCGCTGGCGTTCGAGCGAGTGTCCGGCCGCACCGGCGTGTCGGCCGGCAGCTACAACCGGGTAACGGTGGGACCGCGCGGAGAAGTGCTGGGCGGCTCGCAACTGGTGGCCTTCGACCCGGCGCAGACTTTTCCGGTGCAGGCGTATCGGCGCAATGTGTTGATCAACGGCGGGTTTGACGTTTGGCAGCGCGGGGTGAGCCAAACGACGGCTGGCTATGGGTCGGCGGATCGATGGAATCTGGATTTGGGGACGCCGCCTGGTTTGACGGGCGTTACCGTTTCCAGAGTGGCCGCCAACGGCGCGGAGACGGATGTGTTGGGCGGCGGGGCCAGCTTCATGCGCATCGCTGTGACTAAGGCGCCTGCGGCCACTGTGCGCGAATATTGCCAGATCACCCAGCGGGTGGAAGGCCTGCGCCGTTTCTCCGGCAAAACCATGACCTTGAGCTTCTGGGCCAAGGCTGATGCGGCCAAAACTATCTTGTTCTATATCGAGCAGGGCTTTGGCAACGGTGACGGCGTCTCTCCCATCGCCCGTGCGCAGAATGAAACGCCGGTTCAATTGAGTACGACTTGGCAGAGCTACAGCTTTACCTTCACTTCACCGTCAATTCAGGGCAAGACCTTCGGCCAGAATGGCGACGACTACCTCGCCGTGTTTTTTGGTGTGAGCTACAGCACCATGTTGCCGGTGCATAGCGCGATAGCCGGCCCGCAAACCGGCGTGTTCGACATTGCCCAGGTGCAGCTGGAAGAGGGGGCGATAGCTACATCATATGAGCGCCGCTCTCCGGGCGAGGAACTGGCGCTGTGCCAGCGGTATTACGAAACGAGCTATGCCGTTGCTCGCTACGTGGGTGTGAACGATAGCATGGGATGGGTGGCGTATCGCCAGACCAAGCGTGGACCGACGGCAGTTTCTTTCTTCAATCCTGATACCCAGACTCCAGGGCAGGCGTTGACTTTCAACGCGCTGGCTTTGTTTAGTGGTGGGCCAACCCCGGTCTCGACAATCTACAACTACGGTAAAGATGATCTCCGAAGTGGTTTTACTTGGGGGAGCGCTGTCTTTGTTCCGTCGAATGCCGATGATGCGACTTTATTGACCCGCTGGACCGCCGACGCCGAACTGTAAACGGAGAATACGACCATGTATCGATTGACCGATCAAGCGGACGTGATTGTCCGCATCGCCGACGGCGCGCACATTCCGCGCGGCCACCGCTTCTGGAATGAATACGAAGCTTGGCTGGCCCAGGGCAACGCGCCTCAGCCCAAAGAAAGCCTGGACCAATTGCAGCAGCGGCTGTTGTTCAGCCTGGATGCCGCCGCCGACGCCGCCAGCCAGCCTTACGCCGGCAGCGAGCTGCGCGCGCTGGAATACCGGCAAGCGGCCGCCGAGGCCCAGGCGTATAAAGACGCCGGCTACAAGGGCGACGCGCCGGCCGGCGTGCAGGCCTGGGCGGACGCCAAGGGCCTGTCCGGCAAGGACGCGGCCGATGGCATCCTGGCCAAGGCCATGGCGGCGGAACAGGCGCTGGCGGCCATCCGCGCCGTCCGGTTGAAAGCCAAGGAGGCGGTGCGCAACGCGACGAGTCTGGATGCAGTCCAGACCGCGGCAGACAGCGCGCTGGCCGCTTTGCAGGCGCTGGCGGCGGGCGCTCCTGCTGGAGCCATCCCCGCTGAAGCTGCGGCCAAAACCAGCCTGTGGCGCTCGCCGCTGAAGCTGTTCTCTCGCTGATCCCCAGGGCGCGCATCGCGCCTTTCCTCCCTCGCCGGCGTGAGCCGCCGCTTTATGGCCAGGCCGGCGCTTGCAGAGTCCTCCTATGACCGACACCACCCCCAATATCCTGGCGGGCGATGGCCGGCTGTCGCCGCTGGCCGAGCTGAGCCGGCGCTTCCAGCAGATCGCGCTGCCGCCGTTTCTGGTTTACCTGATAGACAGCGTGCAGGCCGAGTGGCTGCCGGCGCTGGCCGAACAGCTGCACGTGGCCGGCGACGAGGGCTGGTTGCTGGCGCGGACCGAGTCGCAACGGCGCGAGCTGATCAAGCAGGCCATCGCCTTGCATCGCAGCAAGGGCACGCGCTGGGCCTTGCGCCAGGTGCTGGCCACGCTGGGCGTGAACGGCAGGATCAGCGAATGGTTCGAGTACCAGGGCGAACCGTACCGCTTCCGCATCGACCTCGATCTGTCTGCCAATGGGCTAGCCGAGCCGACCTACCACGCGCTGCGGCGCATGCTTGAGCAGTACGGCAACGCCCGCTCGCAGCTGGAGGGCCTGAGCCTGCGCTTCTCCCGCCATGAGCGGACGCCGGTGCTGGCCTCCACCGCCGCGGGCGGCGAGCTGGCCACGGTCTATCCCTACCGCGTGCGGCTGCTGAGCCAGGGGAATGCCTGGCATCCGGCGACGGCGGCGGGGGCGATGGAGCGGACGACGCTCTATCCATTTCGGCAGACCGCGCTGAACGGCCAGATTCCGTTGCGGTGGGCCGCCGGCCAGCTATGCCGCGAAACCGTCACCGTGAAGCCGCGCGGCTTCAATTCCTTTTCTAACGCCCTTTAAAAGCCTCCGCCGCGGCGGTTTGGCACCATGACGCCATGACACAGCTAACCGACATCTCATCCCTGCACTGGCAGCCGGCGCTTCAGCCCCGCGGCCAGACGCCCGCCGCCGACGCGCCGGACATTGTGGAGAACCTGGACGACATCCATCAGGCGCTGCGCATCATCCTGGGCACGCCCAAGGGCAGCGACCCGCTGCGGCCGGAGTTTGGCAGCGACCTGTTCCGCTACCTGGACTACCCGGCCGACCGCGCCCGGCCGCATGTGGTGCGCGAGGCGGTGGCGGCGATCAGCCATCCGCTGTACGGCGAGCCGCGCATCCAGCTGCAGCGGGTGCTGTTCAGCATCGATACCGACGGCAGCGCGCATCTGACCGCGCAGTGGAAGCTGGCCGACGGCGTGATCCGCGAGACCGAACTGCGGCTGTGACGGCCGGCCCCCACCAAGGATAACAACCATGACCCAGAGCACGACCGATCTTCCCAAGTTTATCGACGACGATCCGCAGCAGATTGTCAGCGAACTGATCACCGCCTACCAGAACAAGTCCGGCAAGACCGTGTATCCGGGCCAGGTGGAACGGCTGCTGATCGACCTGATCGCCTACCGCGAGAGCGTGACCCGCGCCGCTTTCAACGATGCCGGTCGGCAAAACCTGGTGGCCTTCGCCCGCGCGCCGATGCTGGATTATCTGGGCGAGCTGGTGGGGGTGGCCCGTCTGCCGGCGCAGCCGGCGCGCTGCAAAGTGCAGTTCAGCTTCATGCCGGATCGCAAACAGCAGGTGATCATTCCGGCGCAAACCCAGGTGGCGGGCCGCAGCGACTTCCGCTTCCAGACAGTGGCGCAGCAAGTGGTGGCGCCGGAGGCGTCCAGCGTGGTGCTGGACGTGGTGGCGCAGCTGCCGGGCCTGGCCGGCAACGGCTATCAGCCGGGCGAGATCAGCCAACTGGTGGACGACCTGGGCGTGAAAGTGACGGTGGCCAATGTGGACGTCAGCGCTGGCGGCGCCGACGCCGAGGACGACGAGCGGCTGCGGCAGCGCATCCGGCTGGCGCCGGAATCGTTCAGCGTGGCCGGCAGCGCAGCCGCCTATCGCCACCACGCCCTGCGCGCCAACCAAAGCATCGTCGATGTCGCGGTGGTCAGCGCCAGCTCGCAATCCGTGGGCGTGCCGCCGGCCGATCAGGTGCCGCCGGGCGAGGTGCGGCTGTACCCGCTGGTGGCGGATGGCCTGCCCAGCGACGCCATCTTGAAGGCGGTGAACGACACCTGCAGCGCGGACCGCGTGCGCCCCTTGACCGACAAGGTAAGCGTGTTGAAGCCGGTGGAGTTCTCCTACCAGGTGGTGGCCATGCTCAAGCTGTATCCGGGCGTGGACGCGCAGCAGACCAAGCAGCGGGCCAAGGACGCGCTGCTGGCGTATCAAAAGCAGCAGCAGGCCCAGCTGGGGCAGGACATCGTGCCGTCGCAGCTGATCGCCGTGCTGTCGGTGCCGGGCGTCTATCAGGTGGATCTGCAACAACCCACCGCCATCCAGCAGGTGCCGGCCCACGGCTGGGCGCACTGCGTCAACGGCACGGACGGCATCAGCGTGGACCAGAAGGAGCAGGCCAATGGCTGATGCCGCCATCGTCCCGAGCGTGCTGGCCGGCGACGCGCGTTTCGCCGCGCTGGCCGAGCTGACCCGCCGCTTGGGCATGCCGCGCGCCGACGCCGATCCGGCCACGCAGGGCCGCTTCGACGCCGCCGAGCTGCTGGTGTACCTGGTGGACAGCGTCAAAGAGGAGCTGTTGCCGCAGCTGGCGCAGCAGTTCCACCTTGGCAACGACGAGGGCTGGCTGCTGGCCCGCAACGCGCGGCAGCGCCGCGAGCTGATCAAGCGCGCCATTGAGCTGCACCGTTACAAGGGCACGCGCTGGGCGTTGCAGGAAGTGTTCCGGCTGCTGGACGTGGCGGTGGATGTCAGCGAGTGGTGGCAACAGCAACCGCCGGGTCCGCGCTACACCTTCGAGCTGACTGCCTGGGCCAACGCCAATCTGATGGCCGACCGCGTGGTGCTGAATCCGGAACTGTACGGCCGGCTGCGGCGCATGGTGGAGCAGGTCAAGCCGGCGCGCAGCGCCTACCGGCTGAAGCTGGGCGCGGCCTTTGCGCAACCGCTGCGCTGGGCCGGCGCGGTGCAAGGCCGGCAATTGCGGCGGTTGGACGCGGCATGCCGCCCGGCGCCGGCCAAACCGGTTTTCTCGATCTTGCGCCTGGCCAACGCGGTGAAGCCGCTGGCCGTGGCGCGCGCCAAAATGGAGGCTAGCAGATGAGCAGTAACCCGCTTGTTCCCCTGATCCTGGATGGCGGCTTGGCCGCCATCCAGCTGGCCAGCCGCGACGGCGTCCAGCTCAGGATCACCCATGTCGCGCTGGGCGATGCCGGCTACACGCCGGATGTTGGCCAGACCGCGTTGAAACATGAGATCGCCCGTTATCCCATCGCCGACGGCCAGAGCGTGGGGCCGCGCCAGCTGCACCTGACCGCGCTGGCCGACGATGACAAGGAGTTCTGGATACGCGAGGTGGCCTTCATTCTGGAAGGCGGCCAGCCGCTGGCCATCTGGTCCGACCCGCAGCAAGTTCTCGCCTACAAACAGGCGGGCATGCAGCTGCTGCTGGCCTACGACCTGGCCCTGTCCGGCGTCCCGGCCGACAGCGTCACCGTGCAGTCCACCGGCGCCGGCCTGAATCTGGCATTGGGCGAGGAGCTGGCCAGCCTGGGTGCGGCGCAGATCGACGAGATGGCGCGTGGCCTCAAGCGCGATGACGCGCTGCGGCAGCAGCAAGCCCGGCAGGATCAGGCCGAGCAGCGGATGGCCAGCCATGACGGCCGCCTGAGCGGCCACGACGATGCTTTGCTGAACCTGGACCGGCGCGGCCAGCAATACCGCGACGACCTGGCCGAATTGGCCACCGCGCAGGCGGCAGCGCTGATCCAGCTGCAGTGCCTGACCCTGCAACATACCGTTTTGAATCCCAAGTGAAGGAGAAACCATGAGTCTGGAGCAACAGGTAGCCGCCCTGGTGACGGCATCCAATAATCTGACCGGCGTTGTATCGAGCAAGCAGGCTGACATTGACGCCAAGGTGGCGGCCAAGACGGCGGAGCTGGAGGCGTGGCGGCAGAATGCCCGCAGTGAGATGACTCTGCCGTTCCGCTACGGCGTAGAGGTGGGAGGTGATGTCAACACCTACTATCCCATCCCGATCTGGGCTACTCCGCATGAGCGATGTGGTCGGTTGGTGATTTCTCGCCACTACGGCGCGGCGCATCCAGCCTCGCTGGGGCCGGATCATGTTGCCGGCTTGGTGCTGGAGCTGTCTATCCGGGGAGAGGGGTGGGCCGACTTTTGGATGACGCGCGCTGATTATTACGGATTTGCTTACCACCAGGCAGTAGCCAAGGTGCGAACGGATCTCATCGGCCGCTTGGTCTGGTTGCGCGGTGGTGGCATGCACTACGACTTCCTGGCAGATTTCGATCTGGGCCAGGGGATTCTTAACTATGGAACGGAAGGGCTAAAGCCCCTGATGCAGACGGACTCTATTCTGTATCCGGAATGTCCGAACCTACCGTACAAGGGGGGTGGATTCAAGGTGTCGCCGTTGACGACCGTCGATCCAGTCTGGACCGCGACTATCCTCACCTCCACTCCAATTGCTAATATCTAAGGAGCTGCCATGCTGCTGCGTTCCGTGCAAACCCCGCGTGGGGAAATTCTGAATGTGTCCGAACAGGAGGCGCGCGATGTCTTCGGCGCCAGCGAACAGGCGATAGCCGACGCGCGCAAGGCGACGGCGCTGATTGCGCTGCGCGCCGAACGCGACCAGCGTCTGCGTGCCTGCGACTGGACCCAAGTGCAGGACGCTGTGCTGAGTGCGGACCAGAAAGCCGCATGGGCCAAGTACCGTCAGGCGCTGCGTGATCTGCCTGATATTTCGACCGACCCGGTCCAGCCGGTTTGGCCGCAACAGCCGGCCTGATTGCAGCCTGTTCATCTGCACGCTCATTGAGCGCCTTACATTAAGTCCGTAACCACATTCACATTCCGCCTTACTCCCTTCTTTTCTTGTTGCCGGGCCTCGCCCCGTGGTCCGGCAGCTTTTCCTCCCTTCGACGGCTCCCCTTGCCGCTATAACTACGCCATTCTCTCCTTCTCGCTATAGCCTGACTCAGCCAATCTTCGCTTTGCTCACACCTGTTCTTGCCGTTTTGTCCCCGCATTTCTTGGCGTTTCTCTCACCTTGCCTTGCATGCAGCCACCCTCTGGCCAGCCCATCTCTCTATCCTTCCGTTGTCTTGGAGCTTCTTCCATGTCTTTCTTCTCCCCACTCGTCATTCCGTTCGATTCTTCCTCCATTCCTCAAGTCCAAACTGTCTCTCCCCATCCGCCTGAGGCCGACTTGCCGCGTATGCGCTGCCTCTTCCGCTCACTGGCCCTGCTGCGTCTGTCCATGCAGGCCGAGCGCAAATAACCCCGAGTCTTTTCTGTGGGTTTCCATTCCGGGCCGTGAAGGCGGTCCATTCCATCCCCGTCGTCAAGGAGGCTCTTTATGACCTTGCACACCGGCTTCACTGCGCGGATGCCGCGCGGGAGGCTGAGATGACCGATTCTGTTCCTTCCATCCTGGCGCGGGACGCGCGTTTCGGCCCGCTGTCCGAGCTGACCGAACGCGTCCGCGACATCGACCTGACGCCCTTTCTGGTCAATCTGATCGATACCGTGCAGCCGGACCTGTTGCCCTTGCTGGCCGACCAATTCCATATCGGCGGCGAAGAGGGCTGGCAGCTGGCGGAGTCCGACGACGCCAAGCGCGCGCTGCTGCACAGCGCCAATGAGCTGCACCGCCACAAGGGCACGCCGTGGGCCATCCGCGAAGTGATTCGCCGCCTGGGCCTGGGCGAAGCCGTGCTGATCGAAGGCCTGGCCGGCCAGCGCCGCAATGGCGCGATCCGCCGCAACGGCTATTACGTGCATGGCGATCCCAACACCTGGAACCAGTATCGGGTCGTCCTCGGCAAGCCCATCACCAACGACCAGGCCGCCCAGTTGCGCCGAATGCTGGCGCTGTACGCGCCGGCTCGCAGCGTGCTGGCCAGCCTGGAATACCAAGCCGTGGCCAACCGCCACAACGGCGCAATCCGCCGTAATCGTCAATTCAACCGAGGGAGCGCCTGATGGCCAATCTGCAAGAAAAACCCGCTTGGGAGGCGGGCATCTACCAACTGGAAACCTCCGATCCGGTGCTGGGCGGGCCGGACGGCATCGACAATCTGCAAGCCAAGCAACTGGCTAACCGCACGGTATTCCTGAAAAAGCAGATCGATGATCTGGTATCCGGCGCGCTGACCGCCGAATACGCCGACCGCCTGAAAACCCCGCGCAACATCGCCATGACCGGGGACGGCAGTTGGAACGTGACCTTCGACGCCAGCGGCAATGTCAGCGCGGCGATGATGCTGAGCAATAGCGGGGTGACGGCCGGCAGTTACGGCCAGCTGACGGTGGACGCCAAAGGCCGCGTCACCGCCGCCCGCGCCATCGTCCCGGATGACGTGCCGGCGCTGGACTGGAGCAAGATCACGTCCGGCAAACCAACCACGTTGGCGGGATATGGCATTACTGACGCGGCAGGTAAAGATAGTAGCAATCGGGTATCAGCGAATGCTTTTCGAGCAAGCAAGGGTATGCCCTCAAATGATGATGCCACGTCAGGCTTTGCGTTTGGCACCGATGGCGATACCGGCTTATTTGCTGATTCCTCAGGGGTCAATCCCAACACGGGTTCCAATAATCTTGGCTTGTATATCGACTCCAGCAAAGTTCTCAATGTCAACAGAACGGGCAGCATCTGGACGCCGGCTTATGGAGCCTTAGAGGATAAATTTGCCTCCAAGACTGATCTGAAAACCGCCATCGATGGCGTAGTGGCCGGCGCGCCGGGGGCATTGAATACTTTACAAGAACTAGCGGCGGCGCTGGGGAATGACAGCAATTACGCGGCCACCATCACCAAGCAACTGTCAGGGAAGGCGGATAGGGCAACCACGCTGGCGGGATATGGCATTGCTGATGCGGCCAGCGCCAGCGATCTAGCCAAGCTGGTGGCCAAGGTCTATAGCCGCCGTTTGATTCGAGTGAGATCGTGTGGGTATTCTGCGAAGAATGGGGGGGCAGGCCTAGAGATCGACGGCGTGGCGGTTGGTCCGATCGCGCGTAGTTACAATATGGTGCAATTGGACGCCAACGGGAGCGTTAGCCGTTCGGGAACATTTGATGTGGTCTATGGGCAAGGCCAGGCCCAGGCCGCTGCGGACTGGTTGAATGCGGTTTCTGATGGGGCAACTGTGATTGTGTATTGCTATGACGAACCGCAGAGCAATCGTTTGAGTGGTGGACTGCCGGAAGCCTTGTATCGTTGCGGCGCCAGCCGCGCTATCTTTGCCAGCGATAAGTTCCAGTATCGCAGCGCCTATCTGTTAATAGGCCGTGCCGGCTGCGGCGAGGGGCAAGGTTTGGAACGCTATCGCGGTGATAAAGGAGATAGTCCAGACGCCCAGTTGGACGTGACTTTCGAACTGGTTAGCGGCCAACCGCTGCTAGGAGGAGGACAAGTTAGCGGCGCCGCCGCCCCGGCAGGGCAAGTTGCCTATTTCTCGATGCCCAATGCCCCGGATGGCTGGCTGAAGGCCAATGGGGCACAAGTCTCCCAAACCAGCTACAGCAATCTTTTTGCGGCTATCGGCCAAACTTTCGCGCCAGTGGATCCAACGACGCTGGCCATGTTGCGGCTGGATGCTGCGGACGCCATGCTGGACCGGGTCTGGAATAAGCAACTGGTGGTGTACGGCGGCGCGAACATGTCCACGGAGCAAGCCAAGTTTGGCAACGCCAGCCTAAAGACAGTCGCCGGCGGCGGTTACGCGACGTTTGGTCTGACTGAAGCGTTCAGTGCCGATGCTTTTACGCTTGAGGGCTGGCATTACCCTACTTTCTTAGGCAACGGCGGCTCCAATGGCTATAGCGCGGCCTGGGTGATAAGCATGAATGCCTCCAACGTGGCAGGCGAAATCACCATCGCCATCGATAAGGCCAGCCGCGCGCCTCTGGTTTGGCTGAGCAACAGCGGTAATTTCTTCGCTAATGCTGCATTGGGACCCGCCGGGGTATTTGCCGCACCTCGCTGGTATCACATCGCCTTCAGTTATGACGGAGCGACTTACCGCTTGTTTGTCGACGGTGCGTTGGTGTGGAGCCAGGCCAGCGCGATGCGGGTAACCATCCCGGACAACACGCTGGTGTTCGGCGTGGATGGCTGCGCTCCAGGTATCGTGGGTTCGACCACCGCTTACTACCAAGACTGGAAGGTTAGCAAAGTGTGCCGCTATGCCGGCAACTTCGCGGTGCCGACCGCGCCGGCCGGCTATCAGCAGGCCGCCGATCCCGGCAATTTCTTCCTGCCCAATCTGTGCGGCGAATTCATCCGAGGTTGGAGTGATAGCCGTAAGGATGTTGAAAAACGTATTTTTGGTTCATGGCAGAAAGGAACGTTATCACTTTCAGATCCAAATCTTGATTATGTTGCGGTCACCACGCCTGTACACGTTACGAATACGGTACAGGATGCCTATCAAGATCTTGGTGCAGATATCGCTAATAAATCATGGTATCAAATGGGGAGAGGTTCTTTGCCGATGGAAGGAAACTTCTCTGGCGATCTGGATGCTAACAATTTCAATTTTGGTTATGGCTCTTCCCGCCCGCGCAACGTCGCCTTGCTCGCCTGCGTCAAATACTAAGGAGATACGCCATGCAAGAACAGAAAACCGTCTATAGCTACCATCCGCAAACCGGCGAATACCTTGGCCCGACGCAGGCGGACCGCTCGCCGCTGGATATGGAGGAGGTGTGGTTGATTCCGGCCTTCGCTACCGCGCAACAGCCGCCGCAGGCTGGCGAGCGGCAGGCTGCCGTGTTCCGAGACGGAGCATGGAGCCTGCAAACCGATTGGCGGGCTGTGCCGTTATGGAACAAGAGGACGGTTCGGCAGCTGATGCCGCAAATCGGCGACACGCCGGACAGCCTGAACGCCACGCCGTTGCAACCGCCTGCCTTCGCCATCTGGAAGGACGAGGCCTGGGCGGTGGATGCGGCGGCACAGCAGGCAGCCCAGATGACGGCAGCGCAGCAGCGGCAGCAACAGCGCCTGGTCGCGGCCCTGCAGCAGCGCAAGCCCTTGGAAGACGCCGCCGAGCTGGGCATCGCCAGCGCGGAGGAGCAGGCCAAGCTGGCCGAGTGGAAGCGCTACTGCGTCGAGCTGTCTCGTCTGCCGCAGCAGCCTGGCTGGCCGCAATTAGAGGACGAGGCTTGGCCCAAGCAACCGGCCTGATCGCCTTTAAAGACTGTTCCTAAACTGCTTTGCAAGGCGCGCGCCGCGCGCCAGGGCACCATGTCGTCCTGACCGGATGGCTGGCTTCGCATGAGGCTGGCCGTCTTCGCGCGTTTGCGCGGCGATGGCGTTGGCTGGCCTTTCATTGGCGGCGTTTTCTCGCTATTGCCCGGTCATGCTTTCGTCGCTGCCAGCCTGCGGGTCGGCAGCCCATCACCGTTCAAGCAAGCGAGGAATGACATGGCCAATCTGCAGGAGAAGCCCTTTTGGGAACCCGGCATCTATCAACTGGAAACCACAGACCCGGTGCTGGCCGGCCCGGACGGCATTGACAATCTGCAAGGCAAGCAGCTTGCCAACCGCACCGCGTTCCTGAAGAAACAGATCGACGATCTGGTATCCGGCGCGCAGACCGCCGAATACGCCGACCGCCTGAAAACGCCTCGTAATATCGCAATGACCGGCGACGGCAATTGGAACGTGACTTTCGACGCCAGCGGCAATGTCAGCGCGGCGATGACGCTGAGCAATAGCGGGGTGACGGCCGGCAGCTACGGCCAGCTGACGGTGGACGTCAAAGGCCGCGTCACCGCCGCCCGCGCCATCGTCCCGGATGACGTGCCGGCACTGGACTGGAGCAAGATAAGCAGCGGCAAGCCGACCACGTTGGCTGGGTATGGCATTGCCGATGGAGCCAGCAAGAGCGATCTGCAGAGCGCGGTGAACGGGCTGGTAAGCAATGCGCCGGCCAATCTGAATACGCTGCAGGAACTGGCGGCGGCGATCAATAACGATCCCAAATACTCGGCAACGGTAGATGGCAAGCTGGCGGGCAAGGCTGACAAGGCTGATTTGGCAAATATCGGCATAGGGGCACAGGCGAAAAATATCAGTACTGGTGCGCTTACTGATCTCCGTCCAAATGGCTTCTATCACGCTCAAGCGGATGGAGGCAAAGGTGTGGCCGGTGCGCCTGGCAATGGCGCTAATGGGGTGTTTAATGTCAACTTCCTGAGTGACAAATGGGGTGCGCTGACTTACCGGCAATGGGGTGGGGAAATCTATGAGGCCAGGCTGGAGAATGGCGCATGGAGCAGTTTTAACCGTCACTGGCATAGCGGAAACTTCAATCCCGATGGCAAGGCGGATAAAGCGACTACGTTAGCGGGGTACGGCATTACCGATGGCGCAAGCAAGACGGATCTGAAAACCGCCATCGACGGCGTGGTGGCCGGCGCGCCGGGCGCGTTGAATACCTTGCAGGAGTTGGCTGCTGCGCTGGGGAATGACAGTAATTACGCAGCTACTATTACCAAGCAACTGTCTGGGAAGGCGGATAGGGCGACTACGCTGGCGGGGTATGGCATTGCTGATGGAGCGAGCAAGTTTGATCTGGCCAGCAGCCTGGACGCGTCGCGTACTTTGCGCAACGTCGAATATTTGAAAGCGACCGCGACTAACGGCGCGGTAAGCCGTATCGCCGGCATTAATGCGCTGAACCAGCTCTATATCGGCGATATCGATGGCGCGACGAGCCAAATGTCGGTGCAAGCGGCAGGGGTCAGTATTGCCATCGCCACTAAAGATGGGTTTCAACTCAATGGTGCGCCTACCGCACCCACGCCTTTCGCCAATGCGAATGGCAAACAGTTGACCAATGTCGAGTATGTCAATGCGCTGGCGGCAGGCAAGGCGGATAAAGCCAGCGCCTTGCGTGCGTTGGGGCAGCCTGCGGACAAGGTGGATTGGAATACCTTATTAGAGCCTGGCGTCTATTCCATTGCGGACACTACCTTTGGCGGAGATCATGCGCCGCCGGCAGATTATTTGTGGGGGACGCTCCAGGTTATACGCGGCAGCATTGCCGGATCGCCCGGCGGCCTTACTCAAATCTTTACATCGCATCGCAATGCCGTGACTTGGATGCGAGCAGCGTGGAGCGAAAATGCATGGCAAGCCTGGTATCAGGTTTGGCATGGCGGAAACTTCAATCCTGATGGCAAGGCGGACAAAGCGACCACGTTGGCAGGATATGGTATTTCCGATGCTGCATCAATTGGCGGGAATAGTTCGAAGACGTTTAGCGTAGCAAACGCTACTGCTGCTGCGCATGCTGTCGCATATGGGCAATTTGGAAGCTCTTTGGATTGGATCGGTTATCAGTATCTGCCAAATGGAATGTTGATGCAGTGGGGGAAAACGCCCCCGATATCCGGTGGCGGGATGGTTGAGCTGGCTTTTCCTATCGCATTTCCCAATAGGGTATTTTCGTTTGTCGTGAGCACTTGTATCGACACCAATAACCAAGAGACCTTGAATGGTTTTGTAATTAATCCAGCGAAGTTTCGGATTTACAGCGGCCTCGCCGCAGCTGCTACTACTCCGGCATGCTGGATCGCCATTGGCTGTTAATCGGAAATTAGAGACGGTTTGATGAAATTGAACAATATTGCATTAACTCATTTTCAGGAGAGTTGAAATGGGGCAAAAACTGGCAGCATTTGATGTAAGCGGACAAATCATGGCATTTTATGACTCGATTGATTCGCCTCCTGCTGACAGGGAGAACGTCATTCCCATCACAAATGAGGAATGGCAGATGTGCCTAAGCCAGCCAGGTTGGACTGTTGCTAACGGCAAGCTGCTTGCGCCGATCCCGCCTGCGGCGGCGGTGCAGTTGCAGCAGGCGCAGAGGATACAGTGTCAACGGCTGCAAGCTGCATGCGAATCGGCCATTACCGCAAGTTTCAAGTCGATGGCGCTGGGGCCGCAGCCATATGTCTACGGCAGCCAACTGACGGATCAAAACAATCTATTGTCTGCGCTGTCCGCCGCACAGGGGCAACCCGCAAACTGGAGCACGCCGCTTTGGTGCGCGGATGGCAAGGGGGACTGGTCATTCTTGCCCCACACTGCCGCGCAGGTCTTGCAGGTGAATCAGGATTGGGTCGCGTTCCGCACCATGCAGCAGCAGAAATACGCGTCTCTGATAGCGCAGGTGCAGGTGGCTGCTACTGTGCAGGCGGTCCAGGCAGTGGCCTGGCAGTAG